TTCTTGGGATGGAACTATGTCCCAATATCCAGTTGATGGAGACAGACATTATAAAAAATAAAAAAAAGAAGAAAAAGAAAATAAAAAAAAAAAAAAAAAAAAAAAAAAAATTTTTTTTAATTGTGAAAATTGTGGAAATACTTATAAATTTCAATCAGGGTTATATAGGCATATGAAGGTATGTATTCAATCTAATTTTCAAAAATTATTAAATCTTGAAGGTAATAATAAAAATATAATAGTGAATGAGCAAAGCGAACAGATTCGTAGTTTGCATGAATTACTCCAACGAACAATTGAAACACAGAGTCAGACAGTTGAAAAGGTTTTAGGAAAAGTAGGAAATACAACAAATATAAATAATGCAATGACCATTAATTTATATTTAAATGAAGAGTGTAAGGATGCAATGAATATTTCCGATTTTGTTAATAAAATACAGCTGTCATTGGACGATTTACAATACACAAAGGATTATGGGTACGCAAAAGGGATAACAAAAATTTTGTTAAAAAATATGGAAGGATTAAATCCATCTGACCGACCAATTCATTGTTATGATTCCCAAAAAATGGAATTTTTTGTTAAAGACGAAGAAGAATGGAATCATGATCAGGAAAATAAAAAAATTGATGAAAGTATTGAGAGTATTACCAGAAAACAAATTCAGTCGATCAAAGAATGGGAATCCAAAAATCCAGATTGGAATAAAACTGACTCGGGTACTGAATCTTATATGACAATGGTAAAGGAAGTAATGGGTGGAGTTACAGATAATGAGAAGAAACAAAATTATGATGATATAAAGAAGGAAATAGTTTCAAATGTAAAGATTGAAGAACTTTTAGATAATGAAGTTACACCAGAAGAATAAATTTATATCAAGTTGTAATGTATATGTCAGAAATAATTTGTCAAATTGCTTTTGATAAAAGAATTAGACAACTACAATTGACAAGGAAAATGAATAACAACGATATGGAAGAAGTACCACATAATGAAACTCCATACAACCAAATATGGTTGCAGAATACAGGTAAATATAGATTAAAAAAGAATTTATGTCAAAAAAATTGTATGAGAGGTATATTTGATAAGTCTAAATATTTCAATAGTGTAAATAATCCCTACAAAATGAATTTTGCAGAAACAGTAGGTGCGCTTGCTAACACTAGGATTAGAAATGGAGAAACAGTATTTGTTCATAGAGAAATTGATCCTCAATTTGGAACTATAAAAGGTTCAGGTGGATTACCCCCTAGAAATTTTCCTTAATTTAGGAATATTTTCTTATCTATTTATATAATGTCAATGGTAGGATCACGCGCTCAAGTGTGGCATGGAACAGCCAAAAAAACTTCCGGAGGTTTGACCAGGAAAGATCTTCTTAAAAATAAAGCAGGAAGAATTGTCTCAAAGAGAAAACATTTTACTGCAAAAAAAGATAAGCGTTTAGTAAAAGCCGGTTATTTAACAAAGAAAGGTAAGTTCGGGTTTATTAAAAAGGATAGTAAAAAGAAGAAATCTAAAACTCAAAAAAAAAAGTAAGGTAATTCATTTTCTATATATATTGTAAATGAACAATCCAGTTGATAATAAATTATACGAATCTGTCAAAAAAGAGATTTATAAAAAATATCCTAAACACAGTGCTTATCGAAGTGGGCATTTAGTAAAAACTTACAAAAAAAGGTTCAAAAGCAAATACGGATCTAAATCGCCATATTCAGGAAAGAAAACCCAAAAACAAGGTCTTAAAAGATGGTTCGATGAAAAATGGGTTAATCAGCGTGGAAAAGTTGGATATCAATATAAAAATGATATTTATAGACCCAGTAAAAGAATAACGAAAAAAACACCTAAAACTTTAGGAGAATTATCTAGATCTGATTTGAAAAAAGCCAGAAGAGAGAAATACACAAAAGGGAGAGTCAAAAAATTTGGAGGAAAATGGACTCGTAAGTATAAAGTTAGTATAAACTGTAATAGACCTCGAGGCTTTTCACAAAAACAATATTGTAAATTTGGAAGAAAACAATTAGGAGGTAAGGTAAAAAAGTTCAAAGAGTATCCTACTTTTACACCAAATTTAACTCCGAGAGAAATATTTAAACTAGGAAGTTTTGGGGGTACATATTGGCGTCCTATTTATTCTAAAGTAACAAGGAAACATTATAAAAATGCTCATAAAAAATACCCTAAATCATGGTGGAAAGGAATACCAGAAAGTGATCTCTCAAACCCTGATTGTGATGTATCCAAAAATAAATATGGGGTAGCGGTAGGTACAAGTTTAGATTTTTGGGAAAAAAAAAAGTGGATAAAAAAAGATGCTCCATATGGATGGGTTCAATGGTATTGTAATTTTTACCAAGGCAAAAAGAGTGATGACGATGAAAGACAAGTGAAAAGATGGGAAGCATTGGCTGGACCTAGAGGAAGATTTATGAGATTCTTAGTAACTCAAATTTTGAAAAAGGGAGCCAAGTGGAATGATGAAACTGTAAGTCCAAAAATTCGTCAAGTTTTACAACATTGGGGATACAAATTGACGAAGAAAGATTTTGATAGAGAGGTGAAACGAAGGAATCAATAATCAATAATTTCTGTTTTAATGTAATCAAAGCTGAAGACAGATACATATAAAAGAGCACAAAGAGTAAAAATTGTAAGATAATTTTTTCTATTTCGTAAATAAGGAGTTGATTTTACTAAATAGGCTCCAAGGACAAATACAATAGTATCTCCTATGGCATTAATCCATGAATCACCACTATAAAGGTGTGGGTTAATTGCATTTACAATAGCATGACCATTTTCACTGTTTTCAATTAGCTCAAATATAATGTGAATAATAAGAATCCAAAATAGAGAGACAAAAGGAAACAATATTTTGAAAATTACCCCACTAAGAAAATGAACTAGGGTCCATTCATCAATTAGGTGACTACTATTACAATTATGATCTTTATAGGCAAAGAAAATACTTTCCATCCATGAATGTACATTGCATTTTAACCTCATTTTTATATATTATAAATATTTAAAAACTAGGAGTTTAATAATATATTAATGAGAAGGAATAGTATTGATATTGTAGGAATTCAAACAAAAGAAAATTGTGAATATTCAAAATTTGCCAAAGATTTTGTAAATGAATATTATATTGAATTGGAAGATAAAATAACCGATATGTACAAAGTATTAAAGTTTATTATTTATAAAATTCCAAAAAATAAAGCAATTGGTGATAAACTATTAATAAATGAAATTTATAGAATTTCATTAGAAATGTCAAAGAAAATTTCTAAAGAAGAAAAGGATTTATTTATTCAAGCTATATCCAAGGGGTATTTAAATTCATTAATAGACACAATTTATGTACGATCAACAAGAAAATATTTCTGTTAAAAAATCCTTAGAAGAAAATATAAAGTAATTATAGGAATGAAAGAAGTTTTAGGATTTTTGGGACATTTAATAATAGGATTAGGTAGTTTATTTTATTTAAATTCAATTGAATATGTATTTTTAGGATTAGGACATTTATATTTGACATTTGAATTTATATTAAATTACGGTTTCGGCAAAATATACAAATGGTTAGGATTTATAGGACATATATTAATTTTAATATATTCATCGATATTTTTAGATGAAGGAAAATGGATCCCTTATTTATTGGGTAACATAGGTCTAATTTTTATATTATTTAGGTATTTTTTTGAATTTGAAGAACTGAGTATTGGAGCTTTTAGTTTATTAAGTTATTTTTATTTTAGGTTATTTACTAATAATCATATGAGGTCTGTAAAATATGGATTTCTATTATTAGGAATCTTTTATGTAAGTTTATTATTAGATGCTTTGAGTGATTATAAAATTAATTTATTTTGATGCGTTTATATAACTTATTCAACTAACTATTTAAAGATTTTAGTTGATTTATTACATTATGAGTAGCGATAATGTATTAACTTTAAAAACTGTACAAATAGCTCCTTTTAGAATATTAATGACAGCATTAAAAGATATTTTATTAGAAACAAATATTACATTTCAAAAGGATGGAATTCGTATAATTAATATGGATAAATCTCATACAATTTTAGCCCATTTGTTTTTGAGGGCTGAAAATTTTGAAATGTACGAATGTAAAGTTGATAAAATTATAATTGGGGTAAATATGTTTCATTTATTCAAATTAATTAATTCAATAGATAATGATGATACATTAACAATTTATATTGAAAATGAAGATTATCAAGATGGAGTTACTTCTTATTTAGGATTAAAGTTTGAAAATGGTGATATTAAGCAATGTAAAACACAAAAATTAAGATTGATTGAGCCAGATCATGAAGAGTTGCAAGTACCTGATGTTTCTTTTTCTTCTATTATTAATCTTCCTTCATCTGATTTTCAAAAGATTATTCGTGATTTAAGTCCTTTATCTG